AGGCCTCAGGGGATCTCTATGAGGCTCTGGCCAATAAGCGGCTTGTCCACTCGGGACAAGATCAGCTCGTTAGCCAGATGGCTAATTGTGCAGCTAAAGAGTCAGATGCCTCGTGGCGTATCATCCGTAGAAAATCAGCTGGCCCGGTAGATATAGCGATCAACCTGAGTTTTATCGTCCATATACTTACTCAGCCCATCGCTGAGGCTAAAGTTTACGTATAGAGACACGCTGCCTATTACCTGATTTTATCCTTGACAATTTGAGAAAATCCCTCTCATGGGAATACTCCAAACTCTAGGGTTTAAGTCAGCCGAAAAGCCGACTATCGAGGCTCAATATGCACCTGCCGTAATGGATACTACTTACGGTTATGGATCATTTAACACTAACTCGGCTTACGGATATAACGGCGTAGGTATCGATCGTAATTTTGCTTTACAGGTAGCAAGCGTTAGCCGCTGCCGTAATTTAATCGCCGGAGTTATTAGCTCTATTGATTTATCACTGTATAAAAAATCAACAGGAGAAAAATTAGGATCGCCTATTTGGCTAGAGCAACCTGATATTAGACAACCGCGCAGCGTTACAATTGCGGCAACTGTTGATAGTTTAATTTTCTACTCGGTGGCTTACTGGCGCGTAACCTCTTTGTATGCCGATGATGGACGTCCCTCAGGCTTTGAGTGGGTAGCAAATAATCGGGTTACTTACACTACTAACCAATACGGTACAGAGGTTAAAGATTATTTTGTTGATGGTGATCTTGTACCTATGGGCGGTATTGGATCGCTTGTAACTTTCCAGTCTCTTATTCCTGGAGTATTACAAACAGCAAGCACCACTATTAAAGCGGCTTACGATATACAAAGAGCCGCCGCCGTTAGCGCAGCTACTCCAATGGCTACTACAGTATTAAAAAATAATGGCGCTGATTTACCGGAGTCTCAAGTACAAGGTTTACTAGCGTCATGGAAAGCATCTCGTGCATCGATCTACAGCATATTTAACTAGCACTCTTAGCGTAGAAAATATCGGGTTTAGTCCTAAAGATATGATGTACAACGAAGCATCTCAATACTTAGCAACCGAAATCGCTCGCGCTATGAATGTACCGGCTTACTATATTAGTGCCGATATGAATAACAGCATGACTTACCAAAATATTTTAGACGGTCGTAAAGAATTTGTAGCTTATTCGCTACAACCTTATATCTCAGCTATTGAGGACAGGCTTTCCATGAATGACATAACAAATTCGCAAAATCAGGTACGTTTTGCGGTCGATGACTCGTTTTTACGTGTTGATGCTAAAGAGCGTTTAGAGATTATCGAAAAGATGCTAACTCTTAATTTAATCGATGTAAATCAAGCCCGACAAATGGAGCAACTAACACCGCTAGGAGATGCAAGTGCTACTAACGTTTAGCCAAGAAATACAGGCAGCAGATACAGAGCGCCGGATCGTATCGGGGCTTATTGCGCCATACGGCGAGATCGGACATACCTCAGCTGGGCCAGTCGTATTTGAGCGAGGATCTATCGCTATTGCAGATCCAACCAAAATAAAATTACTATCGCAGCATCAACAGGATAAGCCGGTGGGTCGCATGATTAGCTCAAGCGACTCTACAGAGGGCGTGTACGGATCGTTTAAGCTTTCGAGTAGCACTCGAGGACAGGATGCGCTCGTACTAGCTCAGGAAAATCTAGTGTCTGGCTTATCCGTAGGGGTCGATGTAACGGCCTCTAAGCCGATGGGAGATTACCTGCTCATCACGGCTGCGGTCCTCAAGGAGGTTAGCCTTGTCGAAAGCGCGGCCTTTAGAAGCGCAGGTGTCGAGGAGATTATGGCGGCGAGAGCTGCTATTGAAGCTGCAACTAGCACAAAAGAAAAAACTACAACTATTTCTACGACTATCGTAGAGATCGAAACAGAAACCGAAAGCGAGGAAGCTGTGACTACAGCCCCAGAAAATACACCGGAGGAGACTCCGGTAGATACACCGGTCGAGGCTGAAAAGGTCGAGGCCGCTCGTAAGATCATCCGTCCATCAGTACTAGACTCTCAGCGAGTCCGTACGCCTATTACATCTATGGCTACTTACACAGAGCACAAAATTAAAGCTGCCCTAGGCAACGATGACTCAAAGCTATACGTAACCGCAGCCGATGATTTTTCTACAAACCCTGCATTTAATCCAACACAGTACCTAAAAGAGTTTGTAACTAATACACGCTTTGGTACTCCGGCGATCGATGCCTGCAGCCAAGGCGTTTTACCGTCTCAGGGCATGACGATCCAAGTGCCCTCACTCGTGACCTCCGCAGGCGGCGGTACAGGTGTAGCACCTACTGTCACAGTAGAAGCAGAAAACGGCGCGGTATCAAATACAGATATGCAGACCGCGTTTTTATCAGGCACCGTATCCAAGTACTCAGGTATGGGCACCATTTCGATCGAGCTCCTTGAAAGATCAGATCCAAATTTTTACGCTGAATTAACTCAACAGCTACAAAATGCGTATTTAACTACAATCGATACAGCGGTGCTCAATGCTCTACTTACAGCTAGTACAGGCTCAACACCTACTACAGCTGACAGCGATGGAGTTATCGCATTTACATCACAAGCTGCAGCAGCCATTTACAAAAACACAGGTTATTTTGCGCAGAATTACGTAGGAAATGCCGCACAATGGCAGCTATTAATGGGCGCAACCGATACCACAAAGAGGCCTATATATAATGCAATTCAGCCGATGAACGCGGCCGGACAGGTAGGCCCTCAAAGCATCCGCGGTAACGTGCTAGGCCTTGATCTATACGTAGATAAAAACTTTACTGAAACAACAGTAGATGACTCATCCGCGTTAATTTTGGCACCTGAAGCGTTTACCGTTTATCGCAGCCCACAGGCTTACATGAGCGTAAACGTAGTAAGCAATTTGCAGGTACAGGTTGCGATTTATGGCTTCATGGCAACAATCGCCAAAATGCCTAACGGTATCGTTAGATACTTAAAGGCATAAGCAACAAAACTAATAGTCGGTAGCCCTCTTAGCCCTTTGAGGGCTACCGGCCCTAGTAAGTAAAGGAGTAAATAAGTGCCAGCGACATACGTAACCGAAGCCGAGCTACGGGCAAATTTGGGTATCGAAAATTTGTATAGCTCAGACATCGTAGAGACGTGCTGCCAAGCTGCTCAAGATTTACTCAATCAATATTTATGGTTTGACTCAGCTCCGGTAGTAGGCGCAGCGCTACAAAATAACGTAGCTACTGTAATGGTCGCTAACCCGGCTATTTTTACTACAGGCCAGAGCATAACCTTGAGCGGATGCGGCTCAACTTTTAACGGTACTTACACAGTTACCGGCACCGTCCCATGGAGCGCAGGCGGTACTAACGTATTACCTCCGATCTCATGGAATACATACGCTTGGAATTGGCCACAGGGCTATAGCTTTATTCAATTTTCTAAGACAGCCGCTAACGTTAATTTTTTCCGTATCTTGCCTTATGGCTCAGCTGTTGGAGCGGATCTAAAAACTAATACCTATGCAACTACTCCAGCTGTAAGAGAAGCCGCCATGATTTTAGCGGTAGATATTTTTCAAGCTCGCCAAGTCTCACAAACCGGCGGCGTATCTGTAGACGGATTTAGTCCAAGCCCATACAGAATGGGTAATAGCATGATCGGCAAAATTAGAGGCCTTATCGCCGGCTACACCAACCCTAATACGATGGTCGGATAATGCCTACAGCGATTACTACTCTAAGAGCCTCACTAGCTGCCGCTCTTGATAACCCTAACGTTTGGAATACTTTTAGTTTTCCACCGGCTACCATAATCGCTAATAGCGTGATCGTGGCACCGGCAGATAACTACATAACTCCGAGTAATAACACCTATGCGGCTATTTCGCCTATGGCTAACTTAAAGATTATTATGACTGTACCGATGTTTGACAATGAGGGAAACCTCAACGGTATCGAAACGATGGCTGTAGCTGTATTTAACAAGCTCGCCGCCTCAAGTATCAAAATGAATGTTGGCGCTATGAGTGCTCCATCCGTACTAGAGGTACAAAGTGGATCCCTTTTAACCGCTGATTTTAATATCTCAACCCTAACGAGCTGGAGCTAAACGATGGACCTAACACCTGAGGAGCTGGCTTTTCTTATAAAGATAGGTCAGATCGAAACACCAAAACCAAAACCAACAGCCAAGAAAGACGAGGACTAAATCGTGGCAATTTTTCTAAATAATAAGGTCGGCTTTAAGGTCGGCTCAACACCTGTAGATTTCACAGATCACGTTACAAATTTTACGCTTACACAGCAAAGCGATCAGATCGAGGTAACGGCCATGGGCTCAACCTCTCATCAATTTGTAACTGGGCTCTCAGCCGACACGATTACCGTAACGCTACTAAACGACACAGCGGCCGGCTCTATTTTGGCAACGCTACAAGCTGCTTACGGTACTACCATCCCGTTTAAGGCTATTCAAGATTACACAGCTGCTATTTCAGCTACTAACGTTTTATACAGCGGCACAATCTT